GTTGGAGCGCGTTTTCTCGTCGCTCGCCCGCAGATCCGCCGCGGCGCCCACGCCCTGCTGCTCGGCTTTCAGTCGGCCCTCGCCATACAGCGTGGACAGCTCGCCGCCGGACTCGGCATCCACCGAGCCGCCCAGCAGACCCGAGCGCGCGAGCCCGAACAGGTTCTGATTGCTCGCCTTGGAGTACTGCCGGTCCAGATCGCGCAGGGCCGTGTCGCGCACGGCTGCGGAGATGTCGGCGTACTGCTTCTCGCGTGCATCCTTGGCGGCGCTGACATCCTGCACCTGGGCCTTGGCAGCTTCGAGGGCCTTGTTGTAGCCGGCCTCATCGAACACGTCTTGGCCGGGGTTGCCGTAATAGCCGCCCTGGTTGGAGTCTTCGCCCTGCCCCGCGCCGGGCACCCACATGCTGGAGGCGCCCTTCTTGGTGAACTGCTCGCGCGTGGGCATCGCCGTCGCGCCCGTGCCGCCGGAGCCGATGCCGAACTTGGCGTTGATCGCATCAACTGCGGCCTGCACCTTGTCCTGGCGCGCCTGTTCGTCGGCGCGCATCTGACCGGCGCCGCCGTCCCCACCCTTGTACAGGCGCTTGTCTTGGAATCGCGGGTCGTGGCGCGGGTAGATCAGCATGGCATCCTCACCGTGTCGTAGGTGTGCGAGAACCCCAGGGGGCGCAGCATGCGCGTCATCGCCGGGGCGCAACTGGCCTCGATCTCGGTTGCTCCCGATTCTTTCGCCCACGCAACAAAACTGGGCCAGAAAGTGCCGGCCACCTGGGCGAGGTTGCTGCCCGCCAACGCGATGACGTTCAACACCGTGCGCCGCGGGTAGTAGCGGAACTCGAAGACCATCGCCATCACCGGTCTCTCGCCCTCGTACAGCACGCCGGCCACGGCCTGGCCATCCCGGCACAGCTCCTCGAGATCGTCCAGCGTGAACTCCCCCCGCGCCGCGCCCAGCACCGGCTCGAGCAGCCTTGCCGCCGCAGGCCAGTGCTGCGACAGCAGCCTTTGCGAGGTTAGGAACAGCGGGGTCACGATGCGATCGGCTCCCAATAAAGCGTCAGACGATTCACCGTGGCCTCGATGTCGGCGCGCCCGATGAATCGCAGCTTGAACTCGGTCGCGGCCACCTCCAGCGGGACCACCTCGCCGTTGTAGGTCCAGCCGCCGTCGTTGCTTCCGATCGGGATCGACTCGGCCAACACGCCGTCGCGGTTGCCGGCCTCGGCGATGTAGACCTCGATCGTGTCGATTCCGACGCCATCGAAATCAATCCCAGTCAGCGCCTTGCCCTTTCCCGGCTGACCGAAATCCAGCCACTGCGTCATGGCCTCCACGCTCTGGCTTTCGGTCGAGACCTCTCCGTCTGCGTAGAAGACATCCGGGTTGAGCGCGTGCATGTAGCCGTCCTCGCTCTTGCGCACGTAGACGACATTGCCGAGCGTGGCCATGGCGTACAGGTCGCCGCCTCCCAGGCCGTGCCAGCCCCAGGCATTGAGCTTGGCCTGCCGACTGAAAGACCAAGCGGCCCAGCCGAATTCGCCCGCGACGCTGGCCGGGCGGAACGGGCGCGGCAGCCGCGGCGAGGATGCGAGCGGGCGGGTAGCGAGCAGGCCGGTTCCCAGCATCTCAGTGGCTCCATGCGCCGGGTGCGGCGATCCAGTATTGCGACAGCGGCGTGGCGGCCATCGCCAGCACAGCCGGCTCCAGCGCCCCAAGGGCAAAGCGGGTCGTCTGCACTGGGCTCTTGGTGATCGCGCGCACCGGTAGGCCCACGTCCACATCGGTCGGGAACAGGGCATTGTTCGGCGTCGTGAGCGAGCGGACGCCGGTCTCGGACTGGAACAGCTCGTCCCCGTTGAGGGACACGATGCTGCGATGGTGGCGCGTTCCCACGCCAGAGATCACGCGGTCCAGCGCCATCGCGGTCGGATCCGGGTCAACGTTCCACAGCTGCACGGACTGATCGCCGTAGACCGACAACTTGCCTTGGTACTGCCCGAGGCCGTAGGCGCGCTGGCTGCCGCCGAAGTGCTGAGAGATGGGCAAGAATCCCGCATTGCCAGCCGTTGTCCAGTCGGTGGGATCACCCACCTTGCAGAACTTGACCGTCTGGCCGTCATCGGAGATCGCATACACGCGGTTCTGAATCGTCACCATCGCCCCACTCTTGGGGCAGTTGGCGTCCGCAATCGACGCCGCACTGGCTGCACCGCTCACGATCCCGAACAGGGTGGCAAAAGTGTTGCCCGAGCCGTCCGCCTGGATGGCCAGGAAGCCCTCCTTCCAGCGCGTCAGGCCAATCAGCCGGCAGCGCGACGCTTGACTGAAATCGCCCCCTGTTCCGGTGGAACGGAAGGCATACAGCACCTTGTCGCCCGTGTCCGGGTTGATGATGTCGCTGATAAGACCCGTGCTCGAGACATTCCAGCAGGAGAACACCCAAAGGTAGCCGCCGTTGGCCTCCAGGCCCTTCCACTGCGGGCCGATCTGCACGGCGCTGGCGGTTTTCTTGACCTTGGCGCGCGAGCGCAGCCAGCCGCCGGGCTGGACGTCCATGTTGCGCATGGACGAGAGGCTGTTGGCCGGCGAGACGGTGGAGGGCCGCGCCAGCAGCAGGCCGCCGTCGAAGCGATCTAGAGTCAACGAGGGCATCGCGTCACGCCTTGATCTCGCGGATCGTCCAGACTTGGCTGTTCGCGGCTACCTGCGCCGAGGCAGTCGAATAGCGTGCGCGCAGCAAGAAGCCGATGGTTGTCAGCGCGGCATTGGCAAGCGTCGCGCGGATCACACATGGCGCCTGAGACTGCAGGTTCGCCCCGCCCGCCGAAACCGTCCCAAGCGTCTGCTCGATACCGATGTCTGCGGCAGCCGTGCTGTTGAAAAGCCGGAACCCGCCAGTGGAGTTCAGGCCAGCACCCGCCGCCAGCACAAGCCCGTTGAACGCCACATCAATCACTATCGTGCTGTTGGCGCTCTTCGGCGTGATGTTCTTGGTCGAGGCCGTGACGTTCGTGAGCACGTTGCTCGTGGTGCTGGCGCCGGCATCGGTCAGGACCACCTCCTGCAACACCGTGCCTGCCGGCGCGATCTGGGCGCCCCAGTTCACGAGGTCATACCTTTGCAGGGTGATACCCACGTTCTTGCTGCCGGCCGCAAAGTTCACTGCCGCCCCGCCGTTGGACGAGCCGAGCACGGTGGTTCGCGTCAGCGTGTTGGCCGCCGAGTAGGTGCCGATGCCGTACTCATAGTCGCCCGTGGGCAGGCCCACCGAGTCGATCGCCTCGATGAAGTACGACAGCGTGTCGCCCACCGCGCAGACGGCGTTGAATCGGCGAAAACCCGTGATGGCGGCCGCCAGTGCAATCTCCCCTGTTCCGGTGCTGGTCGTGGTCTCAAGTACGCGGTCTTGTGGTCCGATGTATGCCATTCTTCAATCCTTGCTTGTCACGGGCGCCAGACCCGGTAATCGAACACGGTCAGATCGCCCTCACCGCTGACCGGCTCCACGCCGAGCTCCACGGAGGCGAGGTACTCATTGCCCAGGCCCCAGGCCACGCCGCGCTGGTCGTAGCGCGTGGAGACGTAATTGATGATGGCGGCCAGGTCGATCTCGCCCGGCGCGACGGGGAAGGCGTCCGGAACGAAGGCGATCATCTTCCAGCCGCGGCGGGGCTGGCCGGTTTCTACGTTCGTGTAGTTGCCAGAGAGGTCGCCGAAGTTGTATTGCAGGCCCGGGTAGACGCCGCCCGGACCCGAGCCGGCAAAGTCCCAGTTGCCCGTGACCGGATTGCGGCCCGAGTTCTTGGTGATGTAGATGTGGTACAGCTTGCCTGCGATGGTCTGCGAGTGGTCGTACCAATTGGGATTGCGCCCGCTCGGGTGCGAGCCGTAGCCGCCCCAGTTCGTCAGCGGGATCATGATCTCGTGCGTGATGGACGAGGCTGCAAAGCCCAAGTCCTGCCCCGGCGCGGACTGCAGCCAGATGTCGAAGGTCAGATGCCCCTCGCCCGTGGGCGTGATGTTCTGCTCGAGATCGAACTTAGCCTTGAGCGACGCGAGCGGCAGCTGCGTCGGCATGAAAGTCCCGGGCGTGTAGCCCGATGGCGACAGTGTGGACGTGTCGCCGCTGGGCAGGACCACGTCGCGCTCCCAGCCCGGTTTGGTGCTGGGGCCGTAGTAGCCCGGCCGGCGCCCGGCGATGATGGACGGAAAGCCCTTGACCTCGGTCGTGCCCGCGGGCCAGCGCCACTTTTCGCGGAAGGCCACCTCGCCGTTCGGGCCGACATAGAGGGACCGGCCCACCTCCTGCATGTACTGATCGGGGTTTGGCCCCTCCGTGGTCGATCCAGCACCCCAGCGGTTGTCGTCCACGAAATAGGCGTCCGTTGCGTTGCCAGCCTGCAGCCACTCGGTCGGATGCGGAGCGGTGGTGATGCTCGGAGCCACTCCCGGGGCAGGAGCAGGAGCCGGCGCGGGACTGGCCGCCGCGGTCTCGGTGATAGCCACCCAGTCGAAGAAGGTGTAGCCGGAATCGGCGGTGAGCACGATGCTGTTCGCGCCCTCCACCAGATCGACACCGGCCACGGTCAGCACCGTCCATGCGCCGAGGGTGTTGAACTCCTTGAGCTGCGAGCCGCCGTTGACGATCACGTTGTTCGTCTGCGGCGTGAAGCAGTAGTACCGGATCGTGATGTCGTAGGTGCCGGCCGGCACGCCCAGGAACTGGAACGTCGCCGCCTGCGCGCCCGTGGTCATCCAGTCGGAGTGCCCCGCTCCCTCGTAACCATCGACATCCGTGGACGGCACGATGCCCGACAGGATGGCGTCCTCGGCCTGGATCTTGGCCGAGTACATGCCGGGAGCCGGTGCGGGTGTCGGCGCCGGGCTCGGGGATGGGGAAGGCGTCGGCGAAGGGCTCGGCGCCGGAGACGGGCCAGGAGAAGGAGCCGGCGTTGGCCCAGGCGCCGGCCCCGCGATCAGGGTGATGGCGGAGGCGCCACAACCACAATCGTCGGACGAACGAAAGCAGCTGGCAGCGGGACCCGGCAGAAATCGCCGGTTCTCCCGCTGCCGCTCCTTTTCAGCAGTCAGCAAATTCTTGAATGCCTGGCCCGAGATCTGGGCGTCGGCCTGGCCATAGTGCGCCTTGGCCGTGGCGATCGCATAGGCCATCACCAGCCGGTACGGCGCGCAGGGCTTGTCCGTGCTCTCCGAGAACCGCGACAGCACCCGGTTGTTCTCCAGGTGCAGCGTGTACGTCCGGTCCGGTGGAGGCCAGACCTCCAGCTGGTACAGGCCGGCGTCATCCGTGCCGCCGGTCATGGTGGTGTCGTACAGGACCGGCGTGCCCGTTGCCGTCATGGCCCGGTGAGCATGGGTGATGCCCTGGGACAGCGGCGAGCGGAGTTGATCGCCCTGCTCGATCCACACCTCTCGCACACTGCCCCGGGCAACCGGCAGCCCCTCGTCGGTGACGAAGGGGTAGAAGGTCGTATCAGCCGCGACGGTCAGCGTGGAGTGCCACGGCAAGCCATTGTCCAGCTGGTCGAACACGTAGTCGTTCGCCTCGGTCAGGATCGATTCCAGGGCCGGGGCGCTTCCAAGCGTCGCGTGCAGCTTCACCCGCGAGCGCAACTCGGCGAGCATGTCTGCGTAGGTCTTGGCGGGAGGAAGGAGAAGGGGCATGGGTCTCAAACCTTGCGTTCTCTACGGCTAGACCGCCGTCACCTTCTCGCAGCGCCAGCCCTCGAAGTCCAGCGTCACATCACCTCCAGGCGCCACTTCGATTGACCAGACCACGTTGGCCGTCGTCGGCGTGGCGGTGAGCGTTGCCACTCCGCACAGGCGCGTCGTGTAATCGGTCGTGGGATAGCTCGGGAATGAGTCTCCCGATCCGTCCTCTTTCGGGCTCTTTTGCAGCGACGGGAAACTGACGGTGCTGCCGGAGGGGTCCTGCTGGAACGCCAGATCTTGGCGGTACAGGCCGGTCTGACCGGCCACCACATGGACACTCCCCGAAAAGCGAAGCACGTCGCCACTGCTCAACCCAGTCAAAGGCGAGGTAAAGGACGCTTGCTGCAGACGCACAACTGTCGCGGATGCGTTCCCGTTCTGGATGCGCAGGCGCTGGGTGTAGTCGCGCAGCGTGCCCACGGAAGCAGTCACCACGACGCCAGTGGCATTGCTTGCGATCTGGACATTGCAGCCCGTCGCCACCGTGCCGGTGATGCTCCCGGTGCTGGCCGTGGTGGTGCCACTCGATCCAGTGAACGTCGGCAGGTCGAAGTACGTTAGCGTGCGGAACGACGGACGCAGCGAGATGGCCGCCGCCGCCACGTTCTGGGCAGTCGCTACGCCTGCCGTGTACGCCCCGGCACTCGTCAGGTGGATGCCGTCGCTTGCCAGCGTCATCCCGGGGCGGGCCAGCCCAGACACAGCATCGAGCGCCAGAGGCGTGTAAACGTCATTGAACACTACGTTCTTGAACTCGGCGGTGAGCGCGCGATAGCCGGCATTGACCAGCGGAATGTCGGCAACTCGAGGGAGCGCGCCGCTGATGCTGTCGGCCGCCAGAGGGGTCAGTGCATCCAAGATCACCAGCGGCTTGCTCGTCGCCTTGGACAGCAGGCGGCGCATGTTCGACACGATCTGGGCCACCGTTGGCGCGGAAGCGTCGATGCTCGGGTTCAGATGGTTGATGCCCGAATGAATCCACAAGATGTCGCTGTTGTCGGCCATCGCGGCAGACAACTGGCCCGACAGGATGCCGTCAATGGTGCTGCCTGCAACCCCCCGGTTCGCCGTGATGCTGTACGGCAGGCCAAGCTGGCTCATGCCCCAGGCAATGATGGAGCTTGAGGTCGGGCCCGCAGACCCGCCAGCGCCAACACCATCGCCATAGGCCATGATCGAATCACCAACGCCCGTAATGGCGGTGCGCGCCGCTGCGGCAACGCCAGCGCTGGAGGCAATGGTCGAAATGCTCACCCCCCCAATCACCCCCCCCGTAATAGCGACGTTGGAGGGGTCGAACGTCTCCAGCACAGGCGTGGAGTACGCCGCATGACCACCCGCCACGTAGGCCGCCTCCACCGAAGGGGCCAGCGTCACCCGGGAATTGGCCGAGTAGCCGTCTTTTTGAACGAGAAAGCGGATGGTCATGGCGGCTCCGTGTGGCTCAGTTACTCGGCGGCTTTGCCCCGGCCGGCCTTGACGGCGGCGTCCTCGCACGCCTTGGGCACCGCAAAGGCGTAGTTCGTGCCGTAGGACTTCTCCAGCGCCTCGGCGCCGTAGCGACCCACCAGGCGCTCCACTTCGCCCTCGGAGTCCAGCTCCACCGGCTCGGTCTTGGCGTCCAGCACCTGCACGTTGTCGCTGCCGAAGATCGCCTTCTTGATCGGCAGCTCGTGCGCCGGGCACACGGCCGGCAGGATGGTCATGGCGTCGCGGGTGATCTCCAGCGCGACGGTTGCAACTTGCACTTTCATCGGGTTCTCCTGTGATGGGTCGGAAGTCAGGGACGGGCAGAGGCCCAAAGGCCCCTACCCGCAGCCGCCATCAGGCGACGATCAGCAGCGCCTGGGCGTTGCGCCGGTTGGTCTTGAGCGCGCAGCGCATGTCCAGCGACGCGTAGGTCGCGCGCACGTTGTACGGAGACGGCGGGTTGTAGATGTCCATGCCGTCGTCCTCGTACTTGAGGTGCTTGGTGTTGATGAAGTAGCAGCGCTTCTCCCAGAGGTTGGCGGCGGCCGGCGCCTCCAGGGTGTCCAGCACCGAGAACACCGGATCCCACACGATCGGCACGCCCTTGAAGAACAGGCCGGTCTCGCTGCCCACACCGGTCGAGGCGTCGATCGTCTTGGCCTTGCCGGCGTCGGCGTTCTGGGTGATGGTCAGCGTCGAGCGGTAGGTGTCGATGAAGGTCGAGCCGGCCAGGATGAAGTCCGGCGTGCCGCCGTTGCGGATGCACGCGCGCCAGGCCGCTTCCATCGTGGCCACCAGCGCGTTCGTGGCGATGGCGCCAGCGAAGTAGTTGCGCCAGTAGGTCTTGGTGGCAGCGTTCAGGCCGCCCACGGTGCCGGTGGTCGGCGTCTTGGAGATCAGCGCGTCCAGGCCGACGATGGCGTCGGTGCTGGAGGTGCCGTCACGGTGCAGCTCGATGTCCAGCTTCTCGATGAAGCCCAGCTCGAGCGCCTCCATGTGCTCGGTCATGATGTTGAACAGGATGACCTTCTCGTTCTCGGTCATCTGCAGCTTGCCCTTGCTGGCCGGGTCCGGATCGACGCGGATGCCAGCGGAGAACAGCATGTCCCAGTCCAGGTACAGGCCGTCCACGGCGACGCGCCAGGGGAACTGCGCCTGCGCGTTGGTGGAGCGCTTGTTGAACGTGCGGGCGGTTTCGCCGAACGTCCAGGCGAAGCTGGAGCCGTAGCCCTCGCGCACGGTTTCCACCGAGTACTGGCGGGCGGGCATCAGGGTCTTGCGGCCGGCCATCAGCTTTTTGATGAACGGGCGCTCGGTGCCGATCTGATCGACCGGCTTGTTGCGCATGTAGTTGTCGAGCGCGGCGACGGTGACGGTGGCGAGATCGCCTCCAGAGATGGGCATGACATGCCTCCTATGCAAAGTTGATGAAGCTCTGCACGCTCGCCACCGCACCTGTGGCTATGAGGCATTTGCCTGCTCTGACCTGCCGGTGGCGAATCCGGCTTGCTGCCTGGTGGTCAGCGCTGGCTGGCGCTTCGGGACGCGACCCCCGCGACTAGCGTTTTCCCATGCGTGTGTCTTGGCGCGGGTGGTGCCGGACGCGACCCCGGCTGACTGCGGCTTGTCACCTGCGCGGCGACGGATGGAGTGTCAAGTCCTTCTGTTGCTGCCGCGCCGAAAAATCCTCCGGACGAAAAAACACCGCCACGGAGGGCGGTGTGTGAAGGGCACCGGAGTGCCTTGGAGCGGAGACAGGAGCGGGATTACATGAAGGGATAGACCGCGGCGTGAGCGGCTGCGTCGTACTCGCGCATGCCGGCCTTGTTGATCTCGTGCAACCGCTTGGCGTTCGCCAACGCGGAAGCGGCGGCGGCAGCCGGCCAGCACTGCTCGTCGTGCTGGCCGTTCGGCCAGTCGTAGCCGTCTTGGGTGGGCGGCGTGGTGGTCATCACATCCCGATCGAAGCGAACGCGCCTTCAAGCGCCGACTTGGCCGTGACCGGCCCCGTCACCACCTGGGAGCCGGCGCGCACGTTATTCGGACGCAGCGGCTGCGGGCTGGCAGGGGGAGCCGCCACCGGCTGCGCGCTCAGGTTGTCGTACATCAGCATGAGCGCCGAGCTCCACTGGTGCGGCTGATAGTCCGTGACGAACTTTTGCAGCTTCGCGGGGTCGGCCAGGAACGCCGAGATCGCCTGCATCTTGGACTGCCACCCGGGCTCCGCCTTGCGGCTTTCCAGCGCGGTCTGCATGGCAGTCGTAGCCGTCTGGATGGCCTGCTGGTGCTGCTGGTACTCGCGCTGCTCGGCGGTCAGGGTGTCGGCCTGGCGGCCCTTCTGGCGCAGGCTGGCGATCTCCATCGCGTGCTCGCGCGAGAGCGTCATGCCGTCTACCGCGGCTTTCAGGTCCGGGTGCGCGGCCAGCGGGTCCGTGCCGGGGATGTCCCGGCCCAGGCGCAGCGCGACGTCCGAGCGGATGGCATCGATGCGCGCCAGGGCTTGCTCGAGAGATGCCGGGTCGGTTGCCTTGAGCAGCTTGCCCACGCCCAGCATGTCGGTGAACTCCTGCGGCGACAGGCCCGACTGGCTCACCATGTCGCGCACGCTGGTCAGCTGGGTCTCGGCTTCGGTGGCGCGGCGCTCGAGGTCAGGGATTGCCTTCACCCGCTCGGCCATCTGCGTGAAGCGGGCTTGTGCGCGCTCGCTCAGGCCCTCGGGCGGGGTCAGGTCGTCCTCGGGCTTAACGACGGGCTTGGGTGCCGGGGTCGGCTCGGGCGTGACGGGCGGAGTTGCCTTGGCGGCCGGATCGATCGGGGCGAAGCGGCCCAGCGGGTCGCGCGGCTGGCCCGGGGCCGGCTCGGTGCCAACCTGATCCAGCATGCTCTTGAGGCCGGCGAAGGGGTCGGCCGCGGGCTCCTGGGTTGTGGCCGGCGCGTCGGGCGTGGGCAGGCTGTTGTCGACAGCCGGCGCGTCCGCAGTCGGCGCGGGATCGGCAGCCATGCCGCCGCCACCAGCGGCGCCGTCATCGGCCATGGCTTGCATCAGAACGAATCGGCGAATCAGTCGGGGAAGGAACATCAGGGTTGCTCCAGGGTTGAGGAATCGTTATGGCGCTGGCTGAGCACTCATCGCGTGCGCCTGCGCTCGTCAAAGACAATCTGGCCGCCCGGCGTCACCAGCTGGTCGGCCTCGTTCCAGCGCGGGGCACCGGGCGCGGCGAACTTGCTTTCAGCCGAGAAGGACTCGTGGTACGGGGTCTTGAATGCGTCAGTGAAGTGCAGCTGGCCGTCGTTCGCGTTCACACCCGACTGCGCCCTCGGATCGCCGGCCATCAGCGCGCGGTAGTAGCCGCGCATGTCGTAGTCGGCCGTGGGTGACGGGTCGAACGGAACGTTGTTCTTCTGCACCCACTGCTGGAAGGCCATTTCCTGTAACGGCGACAGTTGCGTCAGGTAGGAGCCTTTCATGACGGACGGCGGCAGCGCGTACCGGCGATTGCGCGCCAGCAGAGCCATCGACTGCCCGAGAGATCCCGGATCTTCCTCGGCGCCCAGCACACCCGGGACCGTGTCATCGCCGCCGAATAGTCCATTCATGCGGGCACCTCCTGAGCGGGCACGGGCACGGCGGGTTGCGGGAGTGCGGGCTGCGGGCCGCCCGGGGCGGCGCCTGGTAGGACCGGCATGACAGGCTGCTTCTGCGGCTTGACCGGCAGGAAACGCTCGATGTCGATCGTTTCGTCAAAGCGCGCTGCGGTCTCCTTGACCAGCTCGCGCTCTGGCGTAGCGTCGCCGCCGGCAGCCTCCACGGCCCGGATCTTGTCGATCATGGGCATCAGTAGCTGCAGCGCCTTGTTCCAGTTGTCCTGCATCTCCAGCTTGTTCGGGGCGGCGGTGGAGCCGGCGCGCACCTTGAGCTGAATGAGGTTGAAGACCGATTCGGGCGTGGCCGGGCCGGGCATCTGCGGCGTGCCGGGCCAGATGTAGGTGGGCTCGGGCGGCTCGGGCAGCGGCGCGGGCTGGCCGGACAGGGCCGCGGCGGCCACTTCGGCAAGCTCGGCCTCTTCGGGCTCGGCAACCGGCGCCCCCATGATGGTCTCCACCTGGGCCGGTGTCATGGCCAGCAGGCACAGCTCGGACGAGTACTGCGCGATCTCGGTCAGGCCGTCCTCGATCTGGTCGCGGAACTCGGCCACCCGGGCGGCCAGGCTCTGATCGCTGATCGCCGCCTCGGTCGCGGTCTTGGGCTGCACCACCACCGAGCGGGCGGCGTCCGACAAGCCCGAGACCTGCTCCCAGTCGTTGCGGATCGGTGCGGTGTCGAACACCAGGGGGTCGATCTTGAGCTGTTGCGCCTCGCGGAAGACGCTATCGAGGTTGTCTTCCGTGTTGATGGTGATGATCTCGGCGATGCCGGCCACCGTGCGCTTTTGGATGTCCTTGTCCTTGAGGTCCGCGCGGGCCAGGAAGTGCGGCTTGATGTTGCGGCGCACCTCGGCGAACTTGTCGCGCGTCTCGTTGTGTTCGTCCTGCAGGCGCTCCAGCACATCCACCAGCGACTGCGCGGCAAACTCCCCGTCCACCGACTGGAACGGCAGCAGGAAGTACGGCCACCACCGCTCGCCCGTGAGCTTCGGCGTGTACGGAGCCACGGCGAACTGCTTGTTGCAGCCCTCCACCAGGGTATAGATGCGGTTGTCGGCCCGGCTCCACACCTCCCAGACCATGACCATCGCGTCATCGCCCAGCCCGCCGTTCTGGACCGGAGCGAACGCCTGGCGCCGGCCGTGGTCCTTGCCAGTCTCGGCAACGGCGTAGGTCGTGGCGCTGTCCAGGTTGAAGTCCTTGAACTGCGCGCGGGCCTTGCTCTTGCGCATCGGGATCTTCTCGGCCATCCAGTCGGCGTTGACGTATTCCCACACGTCCT